AATACGTTTAAAAATACGACTAAGACGATACCCCGGAGTTATAAGCAAGCGACGATACCGACCAACCTGAATCTACTAGCTTTGTAGAAACAACGCAAGAGAAACCGGATCACGACTACAAAAAACGATACGATGACTTGAAGCGACATTACGACGCTAAACTAGCAGAGTTTCAGGCGGAAAAACAACAACTGGAAGCGGCAACAAAACAGGCAAACGTGCCTATGCCAAAAACAGTTGAAGAGTTGGAAGAATTCAAAGCGCAATATCCTGACGTGTACGGAGTTGTAGAAACTGTAGCAGCAATGCAAGCCAGTGAACGCACCACCGAACTCCAAAAAGAATTGGAAGTCATTAAAGAGCGTGAGAAGGAGACGGTAGTACAGGCTGCTTACCGCGAACTAACAGCTAATCATCCTGACTTCGATAAGATCAAATCGGACGAAAAGTTTTTAGCTTGGCTTGAAGAGCAACCCGAATCCATTTCGGATGGTATTTACAAAAACAATACCGACGCTCGTTGGGCCTCACGAGTTCTTGATCTGTACAAAGCAGACGCAGGAATCTTAAAAAAGAAGACTCACAACGCGAAGACCGACGCTGCAACTTCAGTACGTGCCCCCAAAGCTAGGGACATTGCATCTGAACAAAGTGGAGATACTCGCATTTGGAAGGCTTCTGAAATCCGTAGTCTCAAGCCGTGGGAGTTTGAAAAGCTGGAAAGCGAATTAGACGCCGCACGTCAAGAGGGACGGATCGACCCTAACAACTAATCCTCAAACAGAGGGAAGGAAAAGAACCAATGGCATTTGGTACTGCTGCAGGTTATGGTAACCTGCCTTCCGGTAATTTTGCACCGGAAATCTTTAGCCAAAAGGTTCTCAAGTTCTTCCGTCGTGCTTCGGTTGTAGAAGATATTACAAACACCGACTACGCGGGCGAAATTGAAAACTTTGGCGACACGGTTCGCATCATCAAAGAACCAACAGTCACAGTCAGTTCGTATACACGGGGTTCCGTCGTAAACGCACAAGACTTGGCTGACGATCAAATCACGATGGTTGTCGATAACGCAAACGCTTTCGCGTTCAAGATTGACGACATCGAAGAGCGGCATTCGCACGTAAACTTTGAAGCACTTGCTACCTCATCAGGTGCATTTGCTCTGAAGCGTAAGTACGATGCAAACGTCCTGCAAGCTATCTCTGATGGCGCAGGTATCGCTGGTGCTGACGACGCTTCACTGTCAGGTGGTCTTACCACCACAAACAGTGCGCTGGGTACTGCATCCGCTCCTATCAACGTAGAAACTGACGATGCTGGCATCAACTTGATGCTGCTGATGGCACGTACACTGGACGATCAGTCTGTGCCTGAAGAGAATCGTTGGTTTGTAGCACCACCAATCTTCTACGAGAAGATGTTCCAAGCCGGAAACAAGATGGCTGAAGTTCAGGTAACTGGTGACGCTACTTCTCCACTGCGTAACGGTCTTGCTATTCCGGGCACCCTTGCTGGTTTCCGCTGTTACAAGTCTACTGCGCTTAACTCAACAGCAGGTACCGATCAGGTAACTCTGTCTGGTGTGGCAACTGACGCCTCTGAGAATGTGATTCTTGCTGGCCACATGTCGTCCACCTCCACTGCTTCGCACATTGCTAAGACCGAAGTGGTTCGTTCAACTGAGTCGTTCTCTGACGTTATTCGTGGTCTGCACGTTTTTGGTCGCAAAGTTCTGCGCCCAGAAGCTGTCGTTCGCGGCGTCATCGACTTCGCGTAAGGGAGGGCTAGGTAAATGGCTACTTTTGACCATACCATCACTGGTGGTGGAACTGTAGGACATCCCGCACACGCGATTCGTCCTTACATCGTGCAGTCAAAAATCTTTGACGCTGCCGATAACAACCTTACAGCTAACGATGTCATTAAAGTGATTGACCTACCGGACAACTCGATTGTTCTTGGTGGTTGCCTTGATGTCCTTGAAGCTGGTGGCTCTAGTGTGACTTTTGACGTTGGTATCAGCACCGACATTGATGCCTTCTGTGATGGTGTTGATGGTAACGCTGATGCTATCTACAACTTTCACCCTACAGCAACAGGTATCAACACAGTAATTGCAACAGACGCTATCCAAGTTAAAATCTTGGGTGCTGACTCTGCTGTAGTTCGTTTCCGTGTTATTGCTTTGATTGCTGACATTGGTGATCCAACTGCACTGGTTCAGACTGCTTCAGTCCAGACTGGCGTATAACATTAATCAAGGGGGCAGGGCAACTTGCCCTCTTGACCTTTCTTTAAATCTGTGATATATATGCTCATCCCTTCCGGGGTAAACTACACAGGAGATGGCGATGAATTATATCACAAGTAACATTCCATATTTTAAGGCTTGGGTACGAAGAGAATACACAACCAATCACGATAGATACCACGGTGAATTTTTACACGCTATGGTTATTGGAGTCACCACTTTACCAATGCGTACCATGTCTTTTCAAGTCTTGTTTACAGGATGCGAAGACGAAGAAAACAACGTACATGGTGGTGCCATGTGGGCACGTATGCCTCTCACAGCACTGGTGGGTGATACGCCCTTAGATGAATGGCCTACACCAATACCAACATACTTGGCCCAGCCGTGGGATTGTCAATCACATCACCATTCAGTATTTGTGTTGAATAGGGGTACGCCCTGTCCGTGGTTGGCAAAGATAGATGGAGAATTTTATCCTGCAAAGTATTACTTCACTGTGGACTACACAGATACTGAAGTAGCAGATGATCCGGCGCAACACAAACAGAGTCATGTGCTTGAACTTTTAGATGCTGGTGAGTGGACAGGAAATATGGTTGCCCTACCAAACAACAGGGTACGAGTTACAAACCCAGCGTGGTTTGTTACGGGCGACGGCCCACCGGACTTCGCTCCTAGTCAGTGGGTCCATCATTCTAAACAAGACCCGAACTATGTGAGCGACACAGCACGGGTATTCAACAACCTCTATGCGGAGAGTGATTATGAAGAAGATGATGAAGAGTAAGGGCATGGCCCGTGGTGGCAGTGCAAAGAAAAAAGCAAAGGGCATGGCTCGTGGTGGTAAAACCATGATGAAGTCTAAGGGCATGAAGCGCGGCGGAAAAATGTCTATGAAGTCTAAGGGCATGGCAAAGGGCGGCAAAGCTGGTGGCGCAATGACTCTTGCATCTATCCGTGCTGCAGCTAAGAAAAAAGGCTACAAGTTGGTAAAGGCGTAGTCAGATGGCACGTCGTGGACTATATGCCAACATAGCAGCCAAGAAACGCCGCATCAAAGCCGGTAGCGGAGAGAAGATGCGTACTGCTGGAAGTAAGGGTGCGCCTAGCAAAGCCAACTTCCGTCGTGCTGCACAGACTGTAAGGAAAAAGTGACATGGCAAAGAAAGCACCACCCAAGCCCAAGAAAAAGTCAAAGGGCGCAACTCCCAAAAACAAGGCACTTTACTCCCGTGTGAAGGCAGAGGCAAAGAAGAAATTTGATGTCTACCCGTCAGCATACGCAAATGCTTGGCTTGTCAGGACGTACAAGAAACGTGGCGGGACGTATGCCTAATGGCTAAACCAAAGGGTGGTTTGACAAAGTGGTTCAAGGAAGACTGGCGGGATGTAAAGACCGGCAAGAAGTGTGGTCGTTCTGGTTCTGAAAAGAAGAAGCGTCCCTACCCAGCCTGTAGACCAGCCAAAGTTGCAAAGCGCATTACAAAAAAAGAAGCAGCAAAGAAGACCGGACCCGGCAAGGTCAAGTGGTCTGTAACGGCTTCAGGTAGAAAAAGGAAAAAGGCCAGTGGCAAGAAAGCCTGATAAAATGCCAGCTCGTAACAAGAAGAACTTTCGTGCCACAAAGAAGGGTGCGGGAATGACAGAGGCGGGCGTGAAAGCGTATCGTCGCAAGAACCCCGGCAGCAAACTAAAGACAGCGGTTACTGGCAAGGTAAAACCCGGAAGTAAAGCAGCCAAGCGGCGTAAATCATTCTGTGCCCGTTCTGCAGGACAGATGAAAAAGTTTCCTAAAGCTGCAAAGAATCCGAATAGCCGTCTGCGCCAAGCACGAAAGAGGTGGAAATGTTAAACCTACTTATCGGACCAATCACACAACTAGCAGGTACATGGCTTGAAGGAACGGTTGAAACAAAAAAAGCTAAGACTTTGGCGAAAGTCGCAACGGCCAAAGCTGAAGCGACTATTATGGAAAAAAAGGCAACGGGTGAGATTGACTGGGACTTAGAAGCAATTAAGGGTGCCCAAAACTCGTGGAAAGATGAATGGCTAGTCATCTTGTTTTCTGTACCACTAATACTAGCCTTTATACCCGGAATGGAAGATGTCGTATCACATGGATTTCAACAACTGGAGCAAATGCCTGAATGGTACCAGTACAGCTTGGGCGTTATTGTTGCTGCAAGCTTTGGAGTTCGCAGCGCAACAAAATTCTTTGGAAAAAAATGACCTTGATAAAAAAAATTTTAAACGCCGTATTTAAACACATGATCACTCCTGACTACGTAGGAGACTTGTCGCGGCACAGACTGCACTCAACTAAATACGAAGACTTGTGCAAGTAAGGAATGCAGCATGGCCGAAGTCACAATGGAACGGTTTCTCAAGTGGAAGATACTACCCCGCTTGATGATGTTAATGATGTCTGTATCAGCGTGGAGAGTAGTGGAGTGGTTTATGACTCTGCCCGATCCGACAAACGCACAAGCAGGTCTAGTAAGTGTAGTCACGGGGGCCATGACTGGTGCATTTGCGGTATGGCTGGGTCACGAAAAGGGATGATATAGCAATGAAGTACAACGCATCACACTTCTTGGACAAACTAATCGAACACGAGGGCATGGTGCTTACCGTGTACGAAGACAGTTTGGGTATAGAGACTATCGGTATAGGTCGCAACCTCAAAGACAGAGGTATCAGTCCAGAAGAACTGGAGTACATGGACATCCCTAACATGGCTATCGTGTACACCAACGGTATTAGTGAGGCAGACGCACGTTACCTTGCCATGAACGACATCAAGATTGTAGAGAACGAGTTGTGTCAAGTGCATCCCTGTGTCAAAGACCTAGATGCTGTACGCCAGCTTATCTTGATGGACATGGCATTCAACATGGGTGTGCCTCGTCTGTGCAAATTCAAGAAGATGTGGAATGCAATACACGAGAACAACTTTGATGCTGCCAGCATTGAGATGATGGACTCCCGCTGGGCACGTCAGGTAAAGTCGCGGGCCAAGAAGTTGTCTGATGCAATGAAGTCAGGAGAGTTTTGATGCCAGAGCCAAGTTACAAACTAGAAAAAAATCGAAGAACAGTAA